TCTTGGTTTCGATGCCCTATTCGCTCTGATAATGAAGTGGACAGGCTCATTTTGGCTTACGGACAGTATATTCTATGCCCTATCACTGTTATTCTTTGGAGCATATTACTTTACGTCTCGTTCTAACAAAGACTGAATCTCCTCGATTCGTATTACATATAATGATAAAACAATGTCATTATGAAGTTCTTAAAAGTTAGAGACGTCAAAGATCCGTCAAGAGGTACGCCTCAATCTGCCGGTATCGACCTATTTATACCAAATGATTTCACTCCGCAATTTTTGCGTCCAGGTGATTCCATCTTAATTCCAGCAGGATTAAAAATTAATGTACCAGAAAATCATGTATTTCTTATGATGAACAAATCTGGTATAGCCACTAAAAAGCATCTCGACGTAGGTGCTTGTGTTATAGACGAGGATTACCAAGGTGAAATTCATATCCACTTAATGAATGTTGGTAATGATTCAACTGCATTAAGTCCAGGCGAGAAAATTGCTCAATGTTTATTGATGCCTATTGTATATGCACCAGTAGAAGTTATAGAAGACGAAAATATATTATGGGACGGTAAGTCTACTGAAAGAGGTGAAGGAGGCTTCGGTTCAACAGGAACTCATTAATTATGGAAAATTTAATAGCACCAGGCATAGACATCAAGAAAAATTCTTCGGCTGTCGTATGTGAATTAGAAGATTGTAGTAGCGAAACATTTACTGAAGTAGTTTATATTCGTAAAGTTTCTAAATTAGTTACCGGAGCACCAAAAGATTCATTTGTTCCGATTCCAACATTCCAATGTTCGAAATGCGGTCATATAAATAAAGAATTCATCCCTAAAATATAATTAATGATATTAGACGTAGAAAATAACGAAAGCGAATTAGTCATCTCCTACTATGACAAAGAAGGTCGAGTTAAAATAAAAAAATTCGAAATACCTCACATATTAAATTGGACTGTTTGTTCGATTACTGATCCTCGAAGAAATCCTGATTTTCAAAATTGGGATGGCAAACCAGTTAAAAAGATTGCCGAAAAAAGACTTAATAAATGGTCAGTCTACGAATTCATTAATACTCTACCACCAGAAGAAAGAGAAGAACTTTCTGCATTAAACTTCCCTAAAGTACAATCAATAGATATTGAAACCGAGGTTATTGATGGATTCCCTAAACCAGAAATAGCCAGAGAAAGAATTACTACTATTGCAATCGCAACTGAAGCAAATTCTACATTAGTTCTTGGATGGAAAAAAATATCAAAAGAGCAGGAAAAAGAAATCTTCGACAAGCATCGAGAATATCTTAAAGAATTCGGTGATTGGAATTTCAAGTATATGTACTTTGAAGATGAGTACAATATGATGTACACATTCATCAATAAATTTTTACCTAATTTCTCATTAGCCATTGGCTGGAACTTTATGGGATTTGACTGGAAATACATTTCTAATCGTTGCAAAAGATTAAACATCGATGTATCAAAAGCATCACCTTCTGGAAAACTACAAGGAAACGATCTAATACCTTTACATATCGGAATTATCGATTATCTAGATGTCTATCGTAGATGGGACAGAACTGTAGCGATTAAAGAAAGCAATAAACTTGATTGGGTTGCTAATTCAGTATTAGGTGTAACTAAATTACATTATAGCGGAACTTTACAAGAACTGTATGAAAACGACTATGATAAATATATTCTCTACAATGCCATAGATGCTGCGTTAGTGTGCTTAATTCACAAAAAATTAAAAACACTTAACTCAGTATTGTCTGTCTCTTGTTTATGCGATTTGTCTATTTATAAAGCTTCTTCTGCAGTAAATTTAACAGAAGCTTTATTATGGAAAGGTTATTATGCAAGAAACATGGTAATTGCCGATAAGAAAGTAGATACACCAAAAGGTTCGTATGAAGGTGCTTATGTTAAAGAACCTGAAGCAGGTATGTTTAGAGCAGTAACATGTTTTGATTACGCTTCTCTATACCCTTCAATTATGAGACAATTTAATGTTTCTCCGGAATCATTTATAACAAAAACCCAAGACGTAGACAAATTAGAAAAACATAAAGCAGATTCGAACTTTATAGTTTCTACAACCGGAGCAATATATGACAATAAAGAAGTTTCTGTACTTAAAGAAATTCTTACTACGTTATATTCAGAGAGAAAGCGAAAAAAGAACATACATTTAGAGATCGAACGAAAAATGTCAAAATTAAAAAATTAAAAAATGAGCAACATCTTTGAAAAAAGAGTAAATATTTTACCCTACGAATACCCTTCATTATTAGCGTATAAAGACGCAATCCGACATTCATATTGGATTCACACAGAATTTAATTTTACTACCGATATTGATGACTTTATGACTAAAGTAACAGATACTGAGCGTGAAGTAATTAAAAGATCGATGCTTGCAATTGCACAAATCGAGGTTAACGTTAAAACCTTTTGGGCAGACCTTTATAAAAGAATGCCAATCACCGAAATAGGAGATGTTGGTATGACATTTGCTGAAAGTGAAGTGCGACATAAAGATGCTTACGCACAATTATTAAGAATCTTAGGATTAGAAGATGAATTCCAACACGTAATAGAGATTCCGGCAATTAAAGATAGAATTGCATATTTAAGCAAGTATTTAGATGGTACACGAAGTAAAGACAATAAGATGTATACAAAATCCGTACTTCTATTTTCATTGTTTATCGAACATGTTAGTTTATTTAGTCAATTCTTTATTATGATGTCTTTTAATAAAGAAAGAAATCTATTTAAAGGTATTTCAAATGTGGTTGAGGCAACTAGTAAAGAAGAGGAAATCCATGGAAACTTTGGATCTGAGTTAATCAATATTATTAAGGCAGAAAACCCAGAATGGTTTGATGAAGAATTTGAACACCTTATAGATTCTGCCTGTAAAAAAGCATATCTAGCAGAGGTTAAAATTCTTGATTGGATTTTTGAAAAGGGTGAACTTGATTTCCTATCAAAAGAAACTATCAAACAATTCATTCAAAATCGTTTCAATAATTCTCTACAACGAATAGGAATGAAACCAGTATTTGAAGTTGATTTTACTGAAATTGAAAAGACTTTGTGGTTTGATGTTGAGATTCTTTCAACTAAAGAAGGTGATTTCTTCTACAAAAAATCAATTGACTACAACAAAAAGTCTAAGGCAATTACTGAAGACGACTTATTTTAAAATTAAAAAACAACAAATACATAATGGAATATGAAAAGAATTACTGGCTTAACGAAGACAGTAGAACATTTTTATCTAGAGGTTATATTACGGAATCTCCAGAACAGAGAATTAAAGATGTAGCAAACACCGCAGAAAAATACTTAAAAATCGAAGGTTTTGCAAAAAAGTTTGAGGACTATATGAGTAGAGGATTTTATAGTTTATCAACTCCAGTTTGGATTAATTTTGGAAAAGACAAAGGACTTCCAGTTAGTTGTTATGGAAGTAACGTAGATGATACTTTAGATAGTATATTAAATGGAAGTAGAGAAGTTGGTATGATGTCAAAATATGGAGGAGGAACTTCTGCATTTTTAGGAAACATCCGATCAAGAGGTTCTAAAATTTCGACTGGCGGATTTGCAGATGGTCCAGTACATTATGCTAGATTATATGATACGACGGTTGATGTATGTAAACAATCAGAAGCCAGAAGAGGTGCTTGTGCAGTTTGGTTACCGGTTGAACATAACGACATTTTAGAATTTTTAGATATTGGAACCGAAGGAAATCCAATTCAAAACCTACAATACGGAGTTACTGTTACTGATGATTGGATTGCTGAAATGAAGGCCGGTGACGGAGACAAACGTAAAATTTGGGCTAAAATAATTCAACGACGTAATGAGTTTGGTTTTCCTTACATTATGTTTAAAGATAATACTAACAACAATTCGCCATACAAAGAGTTAGGGTTAGAAATTACTGCAAGTAACTTATGTAGTGAAATTCAATTACCAACTGACAGTTTTAATTCATTTGTTTGTTGTTTAGGTTCTATCAATTTATTGCATTGGGATGAAATTAAAGAAACCGATGCAATTGAAGTTTATACGCAATTCCTAAACGCGGTTATGGACGAATTCGTCAACAAATCTTATAATATGCCTGGAATGAAAAGAGCATGGAGATTTGCAAATGACCATAGAGCACTAGGTCTTGGAGTATTAGGTTACCATTCATTATTTCAAGCTAAATTAATTAGTTTTGATTCTCTTCAAGCAAAACAATTAAATCATGAAATCTTTTCAACTTTAAAAGAAAAAAGTGAATCAGCTTCAAAATGGTTACATGATGAGAAAGGTTATCAATCAATCAGACCAGGATATGCTAACACTACTTTAATTGCGATTGCTCCTACTAAAAGTAGTTCATTTATTTTAGGACAGGTAAGTATGGGAATTGAGCCAATCAAATCTAATTATTTTATTAAGGATTTAGCTAAGTCGAAAACAATTTACAAAAATCCTTTTTTAATTCAAGAACTAGAAAAATATAGTTTAAATACACCGGATGTTTGGGAAGGAATCTTAAAGAGAGACGGAAGTGTACAACATTTAGACTTTCCAACTAAAGAGGTTTTTAAATCTTTTGTTGAAATCAGTCCAAAGGAAATAGTATTACAAGCAGCTCAAAGACAAAAATTCATTGACCAATCACAATCATTAAATTTGATGATACATCCATCGGTTTCAGCTAAAGATATTAATACATTGTATCTTTATGCACATGAAGAAGGAGTTAAAACTTTATACTATCAATTTAGTCAAAGTTCTGCTCAATCTTTTGCTAGAGATATTTTAGATTGTGCTTCATGTCATAGCTAATAAATTTAAAATTGTTAACAAATTCAAAGCGAAAGTCATTTAATTGATTTTCGCTTTTGTGGTCTTCATATAATTAAAAAATAAAATAGTATGGCAAAGTATTGCGATTGCGGTAAACCGGCTAAATGGTGTTATGCACCTGGATATTCAAGTGGTGCAAATCCATTTTCATGTGACGATTGTATATCTTCTACAGATAGTATGGGTTGTTCATGTAATTGGGAATATGTAAAAGGCGAATATGGTGAAAATCCTGAAGGTGTCGAAGGTATAGATTGGAAATGGGTTGTACAGGAAGGTGATGCATATTTAGGTCCTATTACACTTGAAGATAAAGTTTGGGTAAAACTTGACGAGAAAGGTAGACCTTGGCCTTGTGTTGAATATGATTACGACCAAGATGAAGATAACTTTGCTTGGTATGATGAATATGAAGAAAACCAAGTAGACGAAAATGGCATATAACAAATAACCTTAACATTTAACGAATGAAAATAAAAATCACTAAAGTATCAGTTCCTAATTTAATGTCTTTATGTAAAAAGATGTTATTGATGGATACGTCGATTTACTTAAACGTAGACCCAGACCATGTTTGGTCAAGCGTATTTACACCAACTAAAGATGTTGTAAAATCTATTCACTTACCGGCAAAAGATGTATTTACATTCGATACGCCATTGACCGAAACAATTAAATTGTCTTTTCACTCAGGTCAAAAATTATTAAATTGCCTCGGATATTTCGATCCACATAATTTAACTGCTGAAATCAGCGCATTTAAAGATGAAGATGATGGTATTGTATATGCCGAAAAAATTATCTTTCGAGACAATCAATTAAAAATCGAAGTTTATTGTCAAGATATTTCTTTAGGATTTACTGCAATGACTGACGATCAAATCAAAAGAGCTTTCGATACTTCCTCTGAAAAATACAAATTTAAACTTGCATCCGAAGACTTCAATAAACTTTTATCATTACAAACTTTAGATAAAAGCGAATTGTTTACTATCTACTCAGATGAACAAGGTGTTCATGTAAAATCAGAATCTTTCGATATCATTATCGACGACCACGTTAAAACTACAAATGCTCCATCTGCAATTTTCAAATCTTTCTTAGCTAGAGTTGATAAAGAAACTTATGATGCTATTGTATGTGAAAATAAAATCCTCTTAATTTCAACAGAATCAAATTCAAAGATTGCATTGAATTTAGCAATATTAGACTAAAATTTAAAATTATGAATATTACTAACGAAAGAAATTTATTAATTAAAGAACAAAAAGATGGAACTCGAATATATCATCGAGAAAACTCATCTGACTTATTTTCTTATACAGAAAATTCCTACAAATTACCAGATTTAACTGAGAACGATATTCTTATGGATATTGGTGCTAACATGGGTGATATTCCTTTACGATTTGCAAACAAAGTAGGAAAAATTTACAGCTATGAACCAATACCAGAAACATTCGATATATTAAAAATGAATGTCGAAGTAAATGGATATACTAATTGTGAAATTTCAAATTCGGCTATAGCAACTAATAATGGAAGCCTTACTATGTATTTTAATGATGCAGCAAAGTTTGGATTTGTTACAGCTTCAGTATATCAAAAAAGAGTAAAAAATCTAGTTTCAGTTACTGTTCCAACTATATCTTTTGCCGAAGAAGTTAAAAGAATAAAGCCTACAATTATCAAAATGGATATTGAAGGTGCAGAAATTGATATTCTTAATAATGCAGATGATTCGGTTTTTGATGGAGTTAGAATATTCTACGTAGAACTACATTTAGATAGAGACAAAGAGTATGGAGAAGAATGGAATATGAGAATCGGTGATAGATTCAGTAAATTATTCGGCCATGGAGAAGAACGAATAGGAAAAGCTTTCAATCGACATGTTACGTCTATTTGGAAATTCCAAAGACAATAAACTGCATATAACTTAAATATGAACGTAGAAAAACTTACATTAGAAGACATACAAAACTTAGATTTTTCAACATTAACACCCGAAGAATTAATTGAATTTAAAAACGAATCTTTACGTTGTGCATCTTCTGAGCAAGCTATAAAGCTAATCATTAACTCAATCTACGGAGCATTCGCCAACGAATACTTTCACTTTTATAACATTGCAATTGCTGAAACTGTAACGTTACAAGGTCAAGATGCTATTCGTTTCACTGAAGTAATGGTTGACAAATACTTTAAGGAATTCTTCCATAAAGACCGAGCTTTATTAGAGAAATTAGGTGTTCCTGAAGGCGTTCAAGTTAAACCAATTAAAGGTCAAGTATGGAAATACACTGATACTGATTCCGGTTATCTTATTTTCGAAGAAGTTATGGATTCAGTTGATTGGCAAGGTTCAGTTAAGGATTTTGTTTTAAATATCAATTCGAATAGACTTGCTGCATATATCAAAAAAGTATTAGATGATTATGCAAAACAACGTAACACAGAAAACTACTTAGATTTTGAGCTAGAAACAATTGCAGAAAACGCAATATGGGTAGCTAAAAAGAAATACATCCAAAATATCATCTGGAAAGATGGTAAAGATTATGATAACTTAGCCTATGTGAAAACTACTGGCCTAGAGATTATTCAATCATCAACTCCGGTATTTTGTAGACAAAAACTAACCGATGCAGTAAGATTTATCTTCACAAAAAAGAAAATCACACCTAAAGACAATGCAGAATTAGTTAAAATTATCAAAGAAATTAAGAAAGAGTTTAAACTTTCAAACATTGAAAAAATATCAATGTCTCGAGGAATATCTGATTACAATAAATTCATTATCAATGACCAAACATCTTTTGAAATGAAATCCGGTTGTCCAATTCACGTCAGAGCAGGTGGCTATCATAACTATTTGCTTAATCAAGATGCTAAATTAAAAGGTAAATATCAACTGATACAAGCCGGTGATAAAGTAAAATGGTATCATTCATCAGATCAATTCTGTGATGTATTTGCCTATACTTCTGGAAATTATCCTATTGAATTTGCACCTAAGATGGACCTCGAACATCAATTCCAAAAAACTATTCTAGATCCTCTTAATCGAATCATTGTACCTGCTGGATTGCCTCCATTACATCCTAGCCTTGCATATACGATTGGTGGATTATTCTAGAAAACTAAATAAAAAGTAAGTAAAACATGAGTAAAGAGTATTCAATCTTAGAACTACAAAAGGAATTAAAGAAAATTAATCCTTTTGGAGATGTCATCAGCAAAAATGACTTCTCAAAAATTTCTGAATGGATCGACACAGGAAACTATCACTTAAATGCGGTATTTTCAGGCGATCTTTTCGGTGGAATTCCAAACAATCGTACCATCTGTTTAGCCGGTGAATCAGGAACAGGTAAAACATTCTTGATGCTTAATATAGTAAGAGAAATGCAAATGAAAGGCTATTATGTGATTTATTACGACACTGAAGGTGCCGTAGATATCGATAATATTAAGAATTTTGGCGTAGACCCAGAAAAATTCGATCATCAACCAATGTCAGATTTAGCTAGATTCCGAACATCAATTACAACTTTATGTAAGAAAATGATGGAAGCTAAGGAGAAAGGCCACAAAACTCCTAAAATTGCAATCTGTTTAGATTCATTAGGTATGCTTGCAACTACAAAGGAAATTGATGATGCACAATCAGGAAACACTGCAGCCGATATGACTCGTGCTAAAATGGTTCGTTCATTGTTCCGTATCATTACATCGGATTTAACTGGTCTTGGAATACCTTTCTTATTTACAAACCATACATATGCATCTACTGGTATGTTTCCTACTATCAATCTTTCAGGTGGTGGTGGATTAGTTTATTCAGCTTCTGTAATTTTGGCTCTTTCAAAAGCTCAAATCAAAGAAGGTACAGTTCAAACTGGAATCATTGTATCAGTTAAAACCCTTAAAAATCGTTTTGGTAAACCTATTCCTATTAAATTCCATATTCGTTGGGATAAAGGTATGAATCGTTTCATTGGAATGGAAGAATATATCTCATGGGAAACTTGTGGAATTCAAAAAGGTAACATCATCGCTCAAAAAGATTATGATAAACTTACCGAAAAGGATCGTCCATCGGCTAAACCTTTCGAAATAGAAGGAGTAACTCATTACTTTGTAGCCAGAGATACTGCTCGTAATTTTATCGTTAAGCACTTAGGTAAAGGTGTAACACCTTATGAGTTATTTACGGAAACCGTATTTACTAAAGAAGTTCTTACCGAAATCAACGAAAAGAAAATTAGAGGAAAATTCAGTTATGGTATTGATGCTAACGAAATTGAAGAATTTGAAGAATTCCTTATAGGAAGCGATGATGAATAAAGATTCGATAAAAATAAAGTATTTGATAGGGTCATTTCGCGATGACCCTCAATACCCTTCATCTGAAGATTTTGAATACTTAATATTGAATTGGTATTTTAATGAAGGAGGTAAGGATTTTATGGAATATCGTCGAATCGATGAAACTCAAACTACAAATCCAGTTTTTACTGGCTCGATTCTTACAGAAAAACTTAATGGAGACGAAAAGGTATCAAAGAAACTAGTCGAAACTCTAATCAACGAAGGTATAATTCAAGTTTTGAAAGAAACTCGTTTTACTACATACTACGAAATACTAAAAACAAAAATGCCTATTTAGGCATATTAAAGAAAAACTATGATTGGATCCTCTGAATTCGAAAAGGTCTTTTATCTTTACACACTACAAAATCCAAAATATCTAAAGAATATTAGTGAAGCATTTTATGAAAATGACCAAATAGGTACATTACATACGATCACTAAACAATTCTATGATAGATTTACTCAAGTTCCTTCACAAGAACAATTGCAAATTGTAGCTAAACAAGAAAAATTTAAAGACAATGTTACTGAATCTATTATCAATTTAATATTTGATGAACCTATAAGTTCATACGATCAAGAATGGGTTGAAGAAACCTGCCAATCTTGGATCTTGTGGAAATCTTTAGATAAATCACTTATTGATACTTTAGAATATGTAAAAACCGTTAAAGTTAATCCAAACAACGTTAAAGAAGTAATTCAAAAGGTTAAAACTCTGATTAATGAAAGAAACAACATCACATTTAATCAAGACTTAGGTAAGAATTTCTTTGAAGCTGCATCTCACATACCTGAAGCAAATTCGAAAATTACTACCTGTCATAATTGGATTGACCAATATACCGGTGGTTATCGTACAAAATCTCTTGTAATATATGCAGGTGAACAAAACATTGGTAAGTCAATTTGGTTAGCTAATGATGCCGTAAATTATGTTAAAGCCGGTTATGATGTTGCAGTAATTACTGCTGAAATGGCAGACATTGATTTCATTCATCGTATAGGATCGAATTTACTTAGTGTTAAAGTTTCCGAATACGAAAAGCTATCAAAACAACCTAATTTCATTAAAGGTAGATTATCAAATTTGACTAATGGCGTAATTCCACCTGGAAATCTTTTTGTTAAGGAATATCCAACTTCACAAGCAACTGTGCCAGACATTGAAACCTACTTAAAGGAATTAGAAACAGTTAATGGAATAAAATTAAAAGCAATTATTATTGACTATATCAATATTCTTGCAAATTACAGAAACCCAAATACTGAAAATACCTACATGAAAATCAAACAAATTGCTGAAGATTTAAGAGCAATGGCTGTAAGAAATGATTGGATAGTTATATCAGCAACGCAAATTAATAGAGGTGGTTACGATTCAACTGAAATCTCTCTAGGAAATATTGCAGAATCAGCAGGTCTTTCACACACCGCCGATATCATTTATGGTATCATTCAAGATTCATCAATGCACATTAGTAATGAGTATTGGTTGAAGCTATTGAAAGTGAGAAATGGATCAGGTAAAAACAGTCGATGCAGGTACAATATAGATTACTCATATATGAGACTTCTAGAAACTACCGACATCATAAACACATCAATTTAATATGGTAAATCCAGAAGAAGTAGTTCCGGATGAATTTGAAAATGACGGTCACAAAAAAGACAAGATATTTGATAATTCATACGATGAAATAGAGATTGATACTTCAGAAATCAATTTTGCAGTAGATCCAGCATATCAACCTAAAACTTACGAATACACTATCGATGAGAAAATGATTCTCGAAAAGGTAGAAGAAGTTTTATCAGAAGAAACTAAGTTTTCAAAGTTTCAAACGCCAGATGAAGCAGGAAATTACAGAAAAATGCACAAAAGTGACATAAATGAAATTTATCTTTATGTTACCACTAAATTGCCAAAAGAACCTCGAATAGAAATATTTTCAATTGTATCTTCAATGTTTGATATAAATTCAGAGAAATTTTATGATTCATTATCTAATTCATTTAAGACTGAATTAATAACTGAACTAAGAGGTAGAGGTTATTTAAAGGATAGAAACACATTATTTTAGAATATGGAGATTAAAGCTAAAAGAGCATTTATTATATCCGATACTCATTTAGGAGCTCGTTCGAATTCTGTTGAGTGGTTAGAAGTAATGCGAGATTGGTTCTATTCTGATTTTTTACCAAGAGTAGAAAGGGAATATCGACCAGGTGATATACTTATTCATTGTGGTGATGTTTTTGACAACCGACAATCGGTTAACTTATTAGTACTTCATGAAGGCATTAGATTATTTGAAGAATTTTCAAGAATCTTTGTTGATGGAGTATATGTTATTGCCGGTAATCATGACGTAATGAGAAAAACTACGAATGATGTCTCTTCATTAGATTCTTTAAAATATATTCCTAGAATCAATATTATCAAAGAACCTGTAATTGCAGAAATTGGTGAAGTTAAAGCACTTTTTATGCCATGGAGAACTAATGACGAAGAAGAACGAGAATGCATCAAAGCTCATAATGTTCATGAATTGCAATATCTATTCTGTCATACAAACATTAGAAATTTAAAGTTTGATAACAATCGAGATGTAGAAGAAGGCTTAAATATTTCTGAACTGAACGATTTTAAGAGAGTGTATTCTGGACATATTCATTGGGGCCAATCTAGAAGAAACGTCACTATGGTTGGTAATCCATATCAAATGACTCGTTCTGATGCCGGAAACAAAAAAGGATTTTATATCTTAGATTTTGAAAAGGCTGAAGAAACTTTCTACGAAAACGAATACTCACCTAAATTCGTAAGAGTATATTTGAATAAATTCTTAGATAAAACTACTAAAGAACTTGAAGATATATGCAGAAATAATCGAGTAGATTTATATGTACCTTCAAGTTTCTTAATCAAATATCAAATCAATCCTATTATTGACATTTTAAGCTTAATAACTAAAAAGCTTGAAGTAATTCCGTTTGAAGATGATTTGTCTTCTGATGTTGATTTATCAGACGACATTGAACAATCATATAACATTTACGGTTTATGCGAACGATATGTGAAAAATATATCTACATTAGATGATAGCACAAAAGAACGAGTTTTGACAAAAATCAATTCTCTGTACACAAATGTAATAAAAGAAACACGAGACTAATGAGAATCGAATCAATTTCATTTAAGAATTTCAATTCATATGGCAACCAATTACAGCATATTGAATTTGCAGAAACTAGAGGAGATTTATATCTTCTTTTAGGTGGTAATGGCCATGGAAAATCGACAATAGCCGAAGTAATTACTTTTGCTCTTTATGGCAGAATTGAAAAGAAAAACAAATCAGATTTACCTAATCGAATCAACAAAAACCTTTGGTGTAAGATTGTGGTTCGTTGTAAAAATAAAAAAGTAGAAATAAGTAGAGGAGTTGCTCCAGGTTTATTTGAAGTACTTATTGATGGCTTACCGTATGAAACTGCAGGTAATTCAAATGTACAAGATTATTTAGAATTCGAGATGTTTGACATACCATATCAGGTCTTTAAAAATATTATTGTATTGTCCATTAACGATTTTAGATCGTTCCTTACGATGTCTCCTGGAGACAAGAGAAACATCATAGATAGGCTTTTTGGTTTCACATTGATTAATCAAATGAAAGATTCAGTAAGAAATGAACGCAAAGAAATCCGAGAGCAAGTAAAAACTCTACAAGATGAATTAGGAGTTATTGAAGAAGGAATTGAATCTATCAATCAAAAAATTAAAAACTTAGAAGAAACTAAGAAAGAAGATAAAACTAAATTAGCACAAGAGTTTAAGGATAAAATAGTTGAATTAATTGAATCTAAAAAGAAAATTGAAGAAAATCTTGCAAAGTTAAAGGCAGCTGAAAAAAGTATTTCAAAAGTATTTGACGAAAAGAAAACCGAATTCGGTGCTTTAGGATATGAATTAAAATCTATCGACGAAAAGATAACACTATACGAAAATTCTCAATGTCCTACTTGCGGTTCATCTTTTGATACTGCCGATCACATTCATACACAAGAACTTTTATGTGAAAGTAAAAAGACTAAGAAAGATGAATTTGATATTTTAAAAGCCGAACTTACTGAAAGTAAAACTAAAATAGATTCAGTAAAAGAGAAAGTAAAAGAAATGGATTCTAGTATGACTAGAATTGGTATGTTAGTTAATCAATATAAACGAGAAGTAGAAAAGGCAGTAACTGAAAGTAAAGAACTTGATTCTGAATATCTTCAACAGTTGGTAATAGAAAATGTTACAAAAAGAGAAGACAAAAGGAAAACCCACTCTACTAAATCAATGGAAGATAATTTCCTAGAAACAGTAGAAGCTGTACTTGGTGAAGATGGTGTTAAGAATTTAGCAATGAAAACTATCCTGCCTTCATTAAATCAAAACATCTCTAATATGAGTAAACAAATGCACTTGCCTTATTCAGTTAAATTTAATGACAAATTTGATTGTGTAATAAATGCATTAGGAGAAGAAATCAACCCTCGAAGTATGTCAACCGGTGAAAGGAAGAAAGCTGATTTTATTATCATTATTGCTTTACTTAAAATCCTTAAGATTCGATATCCTTCACTAAATATTCTTTTCTTAGATGAAATTTTCTCTTCAGTGGATTCTGCCGGAGTGTATGAGATTGTTAAAATTCTAAACGAAGTCTCTAAAGAAAACAACCTAAACACATGGGTAATTAATCACACCGAATTACCTATGGAGCTTTTTGATAAAAAAGTAGAAGCTATTAAAGAAGGCGGATTCTCTAAATTGATAATCGAAAACATCACATAAGTTTAGAGGATATATACTAAAATAAGTTAAATTAGTGTCAGCATACGATTTACATTTTAATAAAGATAACGTTGCATTACGTAACATTTTAGTAGGAAGCTTAGCTACCCTAGCAGATCATATAGGGTGGAATAATCAAATTGGAACCTCAATAGAACAAAAATTACCTATTAGGGTTCCTTTTTATTTTAGTACTACCGGTTCAGAACGTTACCTTAATGATAACTTCCTTAATAACCTAGATTTCGATCCTGAACTTTTACAGGCAGAAGCATTCTATAATCAAATCCCTAGAGGAATTGTAGATTTTAGTTCATTTTCAATAGAAACTCAGGCTATAACTAATAAATATGTTAGGATGGACCATATAGTTCAAGAAGATAATGGAACTCTAAATCAATATAACTCAGAAGCCTTTATGGTTCCTATTTTGATGTCACTGAAAATTGAAATTTACTTAGATTCGATTTTAGATCAGCTTAAATGTTCAGAATCAATTATTAGAACTTTTTATAAAGCAAAATCTTATAATGTAGATATTGGCTACACTAGAATTCCATGTTTGATGTTATTTCCTGATGAATTTACTCAAGAAAGATCTGTCGAATTTTCGTTTACGGACAAAAAGGAATTCAAAGTTACTTTTGATATTGACATCAAATCATATATTCCAGTATTTAAAGATGGAACTACTATCTTTGCCGGTAATAATATGGGTAATATTCAATCTAATATTTTAGTAACAAATGGTGGTATAAATGGATCTACTTCAATGACTACTAACGATCCAGGACCAAGAATAGAAACTAATGCATTGCCAGTAGGTGGTACTGAAATTGGTGAAATGGGTGGTATAAACTCAAATCCTCTTACTAATAGTTATATCGGTCAATCAGGATATAATTGGAAAGGCTCTTGGTCAGCTGGTGCTACATATTCTGCTAGTACTACAATTCCAATAGGAACACCAACTCCTAATGAATTACCTACTCCTGGTGCTACTGTAGGAACTGGCACTGATGTTTCAGTGATTGTAGGAGATTTAGTAATATACGAAGGAGTTTCATATAATTGTATATTAGATATAATAGATCCGGTAATTGCATCATTACCTCCTTCACAAAATCCTACCTGTTGGAAAGTTTATGTTGCTCCAGCAACTCCATATAATCGACCATTCCCAGAAACACCACCATGGCCTACTGGTATGAATCCATCAACAATACCTGGTTCATAATAACTAAGATATATAAATAAAAATTTAGTCTATCAATGTCAAAAATTAAATCATACGAGCAATTCGTAAATGAGAACTTATTCGGTCAATATTCATATTACGGAGCAGGTTCTTTATTTCCTATTGTTCAAAAACTAGCATCTGAAGGAAAAAATCCAGAACAGATATACCTTTTCTTGACTACAATTGGAGTTGATGAAGAGAGAAAAATAAATGTACTTAAAAAAGTATTTTTAAACGAATCAATAGATGTTGATTCATTAACCGAAGCTTCTAGAAGCAAATTTAAAGGAAAAACCGCACATGATTTATACACTCAATTGAATGGAAAATCAGCAGAGGTTTTCATTAAAAACGAATGGTATAGTGTTGATCCGAAAGAATTAAAGGCAGAGAAAGGAACTTCTTTCACTGGATATACTCATGATGGTTCTGATTATGAATTTGATGTTAGTGACATTGATTTTATACAAGAATCAGTAAATGAAGGTAATGCTTTTGCTGATAAACATGCAAAGGTTATTGTTAACGATGAATGGGTAGATCCAGAAGATTTTAAAACTTCATGGGATATTACAAAATTCCGAGAATACGTTGATAATAAATTAGACCAATATAATAGTGAAGAACTTAAAAATAACGTAAAGTTCGATAATAGTAAAGGAGATGTTTTGATAGCAATCGAGAAATTATTACAGGCTAAATTTGGTTCTAAATTTCCATTCTTAAATGAAGGTGGTCTTTATGAAGAAGATGACATCCTTAAAGCTGATACAAAAGATTTAGCAAAAGGAATTTCTCCAGATAAAGCTAAAGCTGACGATGAAGTAAAAAACGCAATCGACAAATTAAAAAATGACGATAAAGAAAAGAAAGATGCTGAAGAAAAACCAGAAGGTGAAGGTTCAGATGATACTGCAAAAATCGATGCTTTAAAAGATGCTTTAAAAGATGCACAGAAAATGGAAAAAATCAAAAAGATTCTTTCTGAATCAATGGGTTTTGATATGACTGGTCTTGAAGATGAAGTATTAGAATCAGTATTAGAATATCATACAGTTCTTGAAAAATTATCCCAAGCAGAGAAAGATAAATTAAAACCAACTGATTTTGTATTTCCTGATAGAAAATCATGGCCAATACATGATGAGAAACATGCAAAAACTGCATTAGTTTGGGCTACATGGCCACAATATGCTGACTTGAAAAAACAAGTAGTTGCATCAGTAATAAAAAGATACCCTAACCTTAAAGGAGTAGGAGCTGCTAAATAATATGAAAAATTTACAAACATACGAAGATTTCATTTTAGAGTCTTTAGTTCTTGAAGCTACTCAAAAAGATGTACAAAGAATTCAAGATATTGTTACTAAATCTAAGGGTGATGAGGCTAAAATGTTAATGTTAGCTAACACAATGTGTAAGTTAATTACCGACAAAAACAAAGCATTCGATAGAGGTGTTGCAGCTGACCAAATTTTAGGCAAAGACCATGCAGTAACAAAAGTATTTTTTGATAGAGCTGCCGGATTAGGAATGGATGTTGATAAATCAATGAATTCTGTACATGTTTTACCTGGTTCAAAAAGACCTTCTTCTGAACAATTCAAAACTACTAGACAATTTACTAGTGGTTATAGAGGCGGTGGTTGTGCTATTTTACCTTGTGGTAGTTTAAATCTTACTACTGGTGAAAACAAGTACTTTAATGTAAAAACTAACGGCGCTTCAACTATTGAGGTTTGGAAAACTAACGGAGATGAAAAATACCGAGCAGTAATTACCTCAGGTTCTACTCCATTATGGCAAATAGGAACTCAAGGACATTTCAGTCACGATCAAACAGGTAAAGGATTATTTACTGGTACGATGGTCGATTATATCGAATCTGCACACATGGAAGAATTAATACCACTTTATGGTAAATCTATTACATGTGCTGTGTATAAATAATAAAATACAAAAAAACCAAATATAAAACATGTCAAAATTAAAAACTACCTTTGATTCTGCATCTCTTAAATCTAAATTTTCTGAATTACTTGAGAGCATAGACAGAAACAATACATCGAAATTGATTGTTGAAAGACACTACGGTAACATAGCTTCATTAGAAATTGCTGAAGGATCTGTTTCTGCTAAAGATGCTTATGCTGAATTAATCGGTAAAGGTGTTGAACAAAACAGAGCTAGACATATTGCTACCGCTTCAACTTTATCTGAAGCTAAAACTCAAATCGCAGATTCTTACCTTTTAGGTAGAATAGCTATCCTTGAGTCAGCAATGAAAGAATTAAATTCTTATTCTTGGATGCCACAAATCAAAACTTTCATCACAGAAGGTCAAGCATTCATCAAAGCTAATCAAACTTATATTCTTATTGAATCTGTAATTAGAGACTTAGAATTAGATAGAAACAAAGCTTATTATACAAAAGCAATCAATTCTCTTAGAGAAGCTTCTAATGCTGAAAATCCTACATTTGCTGTAGTTGAAGGTTTAGAAACTGAAGTTTGGATTCCTATTGTTAAAAGACTTTATGAATATTGTTCATCTCAAAAAGGTGAAGTTAATGGACAAAATCCTAATTTTAAAGTTCAGAAAATATATTCACCAATCGAAGTTATTGATGAAAATACTTTTGCTTTTTACTCTTCAGGTAAATTCCTAGAAATTAAAGGAAATACAATATCTGAATCTGCTTTTGCTGGTAACAATGATTTTAATTCATTAGTTAAAATTACAGAATCTGCTAAATTTGGTGATAATCAAATGAGAATGTACCCTAATCCTAATTCAGTATTAGATATTACATTTGGTGAAACTCCTAAAGTTACTCTTAACGGACAAGTTGTTGAATCTACTTCACTTGCTACTCAATTAGTTACTTCTGGATTTGTTAGATTTAACGAACAAGATAAACTAGCTCTTATACAAAGAGCAGTTAGTGAAGGAGCTAAAGTTAAAGAATTAGATTTCGGTTACAAAGTAACTTCTTCAGTTTTTGAAGGTCTTTCAGTTTCTATATTCAATGTTGAAGATAGAGTATTTGTACAAAAGATAAACAAAGGAATGAAAGAAAATTCTATCGTTGAAGCTTCTTCAGCTAATGAAGCAGTAGAAATGGTGAAAGATTTCATGAACTATGACATAACTGAATCATTATCTCATTTAGTAGAAAATGAAAAGGCTGAAATTTCTAGAAAAAATGCTGAACTTGGAAAGGTTGAAAGTAGAATCAAATTTATCATCGAGAAACTTGCTGATATAGATGCTGCAGAAAGAACTTTAGGTAAATCAGAATTTATCGATCAAGCAAAATCATTACTAGAATCTCAAATCAAAGAACAAAACGTAATTCTTGCTAAATTAAAAGGTGAAGTAGTTGAAGGTGTTGAAACTCCTTTCTTACCAAAAGCTGGAGAAACTGCAGTTGCAGGAACAATGCCTTTACAATCAGTTGCTGATTTAATTCCAGGTAAAGAATTTACAGTTAAAAATGTTGCAGGTTACATATATCAAGGAGAAGCTGACGGATCATTTATGTTCAACCATAAAGATCTTGAAACTAATGCTCAACCTTTGCATATGACTGAGATAGAGGTGCTTGCCGCGATTAAAAACGGCGAAATCACTTGCTGCTAAAACAAATTTCAATAATGAAACTATCCACATTCGATGAATGGTTAAATGAATCGAAATCAGAAGAATTTGTAAATGCTACACTAACATCTCCTTTTAAAACATCTAAAAAAGGAGATGTAGTTAAAGTAAATGCTTTACAATACACTAAAAGTGCAGATTCTGATAAAATAGAAATCATTTTGCCTAATGGAAAACCTGAACTAATTGATAAAAAGTTTTTAGTAGTTAAATTCTAAAACCTCAAATCAATGTCAATTTACGTAAAACCAAAAGAACTCTACGAGGAAATATGCATTTCCTTAAAACAAGAAAAATTAACCAAGAAGGCGGAAGAAATGCTTATCTTAATTGCCTATCGAGCTAATACAAGATTAACGTATGAAGATCCGATGGACAGAGAAGATTGCATAGCTTTTGCCCTTTTGGATTTGTTTAAATATTGGAAATCATTTAAACCAGAAAAAACAAAAAACGCATTCTCCTATTTTACTCAAATAGCAAAAAATGGATATGCAAAAGGATGGAATAAATTACATCCAGGAAAATACAAAGGAACTATTTCTCTAAGTGGAGGTAATGGTGATTCCGAAGGTATTTATTCCGTTTAAAATAATAGTTGCGATGAATCGTCTTTTAAAATTTGCTGATTTTGTTAATGAATCAGTTAGCTTAGCTAAATTAAATCGAGTATATGCTATGACACCAGAATGGTGGTCAGCTTGGAAGCTTGAAAATATTGAAAAGTACAATTTTGAACAGGATGCTTTCTCTAAAACCTTTAACGTATACGATCAAAATAAGAAATTAATTTTTGTTTTTGATTATTCTAGAAGTAAAATATTTACTAACGAAAAACCTTCTACTTTTATTCTTAAAGACGAATTAACTCAAGATGAAATGAATAAAGTTAAGGATAAAGCAGAACAAATACAAAATCCAGAAGCTTTAGATGCTCAAAAAGACTTAAAAAAGGAATTGGAACAAAATCCACCTGAGAAAAAAGAAGGCGAAAAGGAAGTTGAAGAAGCTGAAATGGTTGGCACCGGAACAATAAATCCTGTATCTGCTGCAGATCAAAATCTAAAAGTTAAAGGTTATCGTAACAATCAAGATTCTGCATCAGGTGGAAGTTACCCAACATACATTGGATAAATATAAAAAAAACAATTAAATGAAAAATTTACTTTCCTTTGACGAATTTGTCAATGAACAATTAAATGAAAGTACGGTTAATGGAGATACATTTATAGAAGGATTAGCTAATATTATAGCAAATGAATTAGGTGTTACTGTTACTGGTACTGCTCATTCTTCAGGTAATGAAAAAAGCATAGACGGTATTCAATTGTATAATGTTTCTAGTGATTATAATATGTCAATTGATTACGATTTACTTTCTAAGAAATCTAAAAAATCACAAGATGAATTAGTTAAAATAATTGATAAAGCAATAAAAGGAGCTAAGAAAACCGTTGGCGATGCAAAAGTTAAACGTTGGAGTCCTAAACCTACTAGCACCGTATTTTCGGTATCTGCAAAATCTAGATAATTAAAAAACAAAAAACAACAATAAATTAAAATGAAAAAATTATTATCATTTGACGAGTTCGTAAACGAACATTACAAGATTCAAGAAGCTACTGATGCTGATGGATTTAACCCTCAAAATACTACTGGAGAAGATCCAACTGGACCAGCTTTAAAATCTGTTGCTGAATTACTTCCAGGTAAAGAATACGTTTTTACTGTAGATGGAGCTGTTAATACCGATATGATATATCAAGGTGTTACTAATGGAGTTCACATCTTTAATGGTGAAGATAAAGCTAATGACATTCAATTTACCGATGTAGAAATTGCTGATGTTATCGCTAAAGGAGGTTTTATGCAAGTTTTAGAAGGTAATGCTACTGAAGCTGCTACTACTGAAGAGTAATTAATTAAAACATGCATTCAATAAAAGGTAATAAACCTTCTAAAAAATCAGGGTTTATTCAAGGATATTTCCCTATTAATGAATGCAAGAAATATTCAGGAAGTGGTCCAATCATATATCGATCTTCCTGGGAAAAGAAATTCTGCTTATATTGTGAAAGAAATCCGGAGATACTTAGTTGGTCTTCGGAATCTTTCTCGATTCCTTATTTCCTCCCATTGGACAATAAATATCATAAATACTTCCCTGACTACATATTGAAGCTTTCTAGCGGTGAAATTATCATCGTTGAAATTAAACCAAAAGCTCAATTAATTAAGCCAACTTTACCTGTTAGAAAAACCGCTAAGGCACTAAACTCTTATAAATGGAGTTACGAAACTTGGATTACAAACCTAAGTAAACGTAATGCTGCTGAAGCTTACTCTAAAGCCAGAGGTTGGAAATTTATGTATGTGACGGAAGATTTTTTTGCCGGTAAATCATGAGCGTAGTTTTAGATTTTTTACAAGACATTATTAAGTTACTGACTCTTCAATCTAAAATGGGGTCAGAATCACCAAAGTCGGTTTTAGATTCTAAAGCGGCGTATCAATGGTTTCTTGATGAATCTAAAAACAAAAAGAGTACTCGAGTACAAGTAGATCGAGACCCTAATTTTATACCAGGTAAGATTTATATCTTTAAATATGATGCTAAATGTAAAACTACATTAGATTATTGGGACAAACATCCTATAGTTTTATGTATAGGTATGATTCAAGGAGATAAAGGTAAAATGATGGTAGGTCTTAATATTAGTTGGTACCCTCCATCTGCTAGAAAATATATAGTTGAAAAAATTAGACAATTATATAAGAATACTTATGACAAAAATGTAAAGGCTAAACCTCTTAATGCTAAAGACCAAGGACCAGTTTTATTAGATTTGTATCGATTGAAGGTGGCATTAGATCAGGTTGGATTATCTTTTGCACTAAGACAATATATTCCTACTAGAGTACTTTCACCAAAACTTTGTATATGTTATGAAGATTGGGATAAAGCAATTAAATTAGATCAGCCTAGAATTTTTCCAGAATTAGCAATAAATGCTCCAGGAACAAGTTTGAATAGCATTTATGAAGATTATAAAAAATACATCAGATATCAAAGAAGTCACAGTTCCGAGATAAAGTTGGTTAGAGAAGACTCAAAGGCCAAAAATAAATTCAAATTTATAAAGTAATTATTTCGACACGAATATATACTTAAACCCATAATAATAAACTTATGCCAGGATTTGTAAATAGAGACGAAACTTCAAACGGTAAACCAACACCGGCTTCAAGGAATATAGTCAGCAAAGCACTTAAATCATTATCATCATTTGGAATGATGTATGACGATATGGTGCTGAAAAACTCTAAAGCTATCGGTATCAACGAAGACCAATATGGTTGGAGACTTGATCCGAGAAATGTTGCTGGTGGTGAATACGATGATTATGCTCTTTTTGCTAATTTATCGATGACGGATATTAATCTTCGTAAATCTATTTCCATTTTCGATAAATCATATCCTAAAAAGAGAGAAGACCTTAGAAAATTCGCTATTCAAGATGAGATCGAAGATATTCTTGATACTCTTTGTGATGAATGTGTAGTTTATGATGATAAAAATTACTTTTGTATGCCATTATCTTTTGATGATGATACATTAGAACCTACAACGTTAGAAGCAGTTAAAATTGCTTTAGATACTAATTTTAAAAGAATCTATCAATACTTTGGATTCAATAATGATATTGCCGCTTGGTCTTATTTTAGAAAATGGTTAGTTGATGGTTATCTTGCATTTGAGATAATCTACGACAAAGAACAATCAAGAATCATTATT